GCAAGCCCATTCTTTAGTGCGGCTAAAGGTTTAGCATATTTCAATAACAGTTTTGAGCATGGTAAGAAATGGTCTTACAGTATGGAAAAAACTGCTGAGAAAAAGAGTTATGCAAACGATACACGAAAGTTTAGCGATGCTTGTTTAGCAGACAATATTCACACACAATTTACAGATAGTCCGGTAACTGACAAACTTGTAATGAAAGATTTGTGCTATCGTGGTCAAGGGTTTATAGGTCAACATGGTAAAGAAACAAAGACCAGTTGGGATACTCTAAGCTATACCTTGCTACAAAGTCATAATGTATATCAACATATTGCCGCAGTACAAGAAGCTAATCGTAGATACGAAACAGGTATCATGCCTAAGATGGTTATGAATAAGTTTGATAACAACCACTTTGGTGCTATTATCGATGAAATTTTCAGTCTCAAAGATAGGCAAAAGAGTATTGATTTGATTAAACAACATTCAAATCTTTGGACACAGATGCAATCGGGAAGTCAAGGCATTAGTGGTAAGAAAACAGTTAATGCTATGACAATGTTTGATAACTTATTTGAAGAAGTAAATACAGACGAGTCTGCAACTATCTTAGAAGATGAGGATAGTGATGACGCAATCATAGAAGCTTTAGGAGAATAAAATGCCCTACACTACACGAATTAGAACGCTAGAAGAATCATATCGTTTATTGGATGACCAGATATTTCAATTAGAAAAAACCGGTTCTGCTGATACAGATAAAATAAAAAAATTACAAGATGCTAAATCTAAGTACCTTAATGAACTTAGAATCATGCGTAGAGCACAATGGGATCATGACCATGAGCGTGTAGACCTAGATGATGACCGATGAAATACAAGAAAATTATTACGTGTGGTTGTAGCTTCAGTGATCCTACAACTCCTTACACATGGCCTAATCAGCTAGAAGCCTACATTACAAAGAATATAGATTCTACTGTTAGATTTGACCATCGAGGTTTAGCAAGTCAAGGTCAAGAGTTAATACAAAGAAAAGCTAGTCACGCTATTTTTGAAGCATTGCAAACAGGGTATAAACCTGATGAAATTGCCGTGTTTGTAATGTGGTCTTCGGTTGATAGAAAATCATTCTATGTTGAGAATCCAGATTCAATAGATGAAATTGTTACTAACTGGAAAGGTTCTAAACAAGGTTGGAACCTACAGTTTGCTGATTTAAAAAATCAGTCTACTAGTTTAGAGTTAGTTAACACCGCAGCAGAAGCACATAATGAAGTGCGTTACAATAAGGCGGGTGGATGGTTTATTACATCGGGTCATGTGCTTGACGAGATACAATTAGTACGTGATTATTTTATGTTAGGTAAAAATAATATCTCAGTTGGAATATGTCATGACAGTTTGCAGAACATATTAGCATTGCAATATCTATGCCAAGCTAAGGGCATCAAACTCTATCAACAATTTTATATGGATAACATCATAGAGGATCTTGCAAGGTATAAGGATCATCAAATTGTAAAATATCTGTATGATGATTTAGATAAATCTACTTTTATATCAGACCGTTCTATTCACAATTACATGGATGGCCGTGAAGAAATGTTTGTAGGTGTGTGGAACTCTCATCCAAATGGCTTAGGGCATCGAGTATGGCTTAATGAAGTCATGCTACCCAAACTAGAACAGGATAACTTCTTTGACTAAGTTAACCAATAGTCTAGATTTTCTTATTAATTTACTGTATACTAATAAACATGTTAACACAACACGAACAAGCAATGTCTGAAAAGCGCACACGAATTAAACAAAAAGCAAACCGCACTATCTTTGTGCGATTTCAGAAAGAGGGTATTCATAAGTACCCAGCGGCAGCAACAGATCCAACACTCGCAACGGGTGATGAGTATGATGTTAGCTTTCTAGCAACTCCACATCGTCACATCTTTCACTTTGAAGTGACGATTGAAGTATTTCACAACGACCGTGATATCGAGTTTATTCAATTCAAGCGATGGTTAGAGAATCAATATTCTCAAGGCATTCTTGCATTGGATTACAAGAGTTGTGAAATGATTAGTGATGACCTATATGAAGTCATTGCAACTCGATATCCAAATCGTAATATTGTTATCTCAGTATCAGAAGATAACGAGAACGGTGCTACGATTTATTACATGAAAACTGAACCTTATCAATCACTCGCTATTTAAAGGAATTATCAAAATGGCAAAACCACAAATCAAACCCAATCCCCGTGTCTATCAACTCTTTGAGGATCTGGAAAACTATCTAGACTTCTGCCAACGATTTGGGTACAAGTTTGATGAAGCAGACTTGTACAGTAATAAAAGTTACATCTACCGTCAGTTCGCTAAATACCTTGCAGGGAAGCCTGTTAGGGATAATTGGGAATTAGATGCAAAACCAGTATAAAGTTGTTATTGTAACCGGCGGCTTCGATCCGATACACAGTGGTCACATTGCGTATCTAGAAGCTGCTAAAAGACTCGGCGATCAATTAGTCGTCGGTCTTAACAGCGATGAATGGTTGGCTCGTAAAAAGGGCCAACCTTTTATGCCGTTTGATGAACGGATAGCTGTCATGACTAGAATGAACATGGTTGATTGGGTAATCAACTTTGATGATAGTGATGGCAGTGCAAAATGGGCTATTTACGCAGTGCGTGAAAAGTTTCCGGATGCAACCATTATCTTTGCTAATGGCGGAGATAGAACGTCAGTAAACATTCCTGAAATGGATGTAGAAGATTCTAATGTAGAATTTGTCTTTGGCATAGGTGGGGAAGACAAAAAGAATTCAAGTAGTTGGATTCTTGAAGAATGGAAGAACCCGAAAACAAAAAGACCATGGGGATGGTATCGTGTTCTAGATGATAAACCAGGATACAAAGTAAAAGAACTTGTGATTGAACCCGGTAAAAAACTAAGTATGCAACGACACATGCAACGTTCAGAGCATTGGTATATACTTAAGGGTAAATGTGATATTGCAACTGACGTAAAAGGTAGTATAATGACAGTGAGTAAAGATGCAAATGAGACTTATCAAATTGGCGTTGGCGTATGGCATCAAGGTCAAAACAACTATTCTGAACCATGTCATATACTAGAAGTTCAATACGGTGAGCAATGCATTGAAGAAGATATAGAGAGAAAAATATAAATGTACAGCGTAAGAGATAAACCCGAGGCCTCTTGGGATTTTGATAAAAAGATTTTTATTAAAGAAAATGTTGTCTCACGTGAAATCTGTGAGGAGATAATTGCTTACGGAGAAAACAATGTACTCAAGGGTGTAAACAAGTATCCAAATGCGTTTAGTATAAGCTTTCATACTTGTTTATTACCTGCTAATCATTACATCAATGATTTGTTACAATCTGCTTGGGAAGAAGCAATAAAATTCTTAGATGTGGATATTGATTTTGTCGAACCCTATGAATTGAAAAGATACAATAAGAATGATTTTTTTGGCAAACACGTTGATAGTTATTATAGTCTATCACATGGATTAGATAGAAAACTAACATTCAGTTTACAACTATCTGATGTCAATACATACGATGCCGGAGAGTTTAACGTCCTCAGCAAAAAATTTAAATTAAGTCAAGGTAGTATCATATGTTTTCCTAGTTATTTCCCACACGATGTAACTAGAATTGCAAATGGGACAAGATGGGCACTAATTGGTTGGGCCTGGGGTAATAATTGGAAATAAAAAATGCGTAAATTATTTTACATGGGTCTAGAACCCTACAAAGCAAGATATACACTACAACTACAAGAATGGAACATTGAAGTATTCAATCGTAGAAAACTCAATTATGTAGTTGTACCCGGTGAAACACTGAGTAGTGATCAATCTATCGTCACTGGTCAAGTATTAGATGCACATGGACGTTCATATTTTGGTATGAGTCAACTGATGAATCTAGTTAAAATGATGAAGGCAGGAGAAGTTACTAGTGAAGATGTTATCTACTTTGAAGATATGTTTCAACCGGGCTTTGAGAGCTTGCCTTATATTCTTAATCAAGTTAGCGAAGCACATCGCCCTAAGATATTTGTCCGCTGTCTTGCGCAGTCAATCGATCCTGATGACTTTGTTCACGTTTGGGGCATGGCCAAGTGGATGGGTTCCTACGAGAAGATGGTCTGCGAGGCGGTTAGCCAGAGCGGTGGTGCTATTCTCGCAACTAATGAAGAAATGGTCATGAACATGAAAATTGCAGGTTGGGAAGCACCAATCTACAATATCAGTGGTTTAGCATTTGGTAAAGATGAGGTTATGTCTCGTGTAGATAGGAATATTCCTTTCCATGATCGTAAACACCGAATAGTATTTTCAGCACGTTGGGATCAAGAAAAACAACCTGACTTCTATATGGATGTTATTGAAGCATGGGCCAAACGTCATCCAAATAATAGTGTAGAATTTGCTGTGTGCAGTGGTGCTAAACTGCGTAGCAATAATGATAGTTACATGAAACGTACACATGACTTAGTAGAACGTGACCTGTTACGTATCTATGAGGATCTAGAAAAGAATGATTACTATGATATTGTTAATAACAGTCGTGTTGTTTTTAATTGTGCTTTACAAGATTGGGTTTCAAACACCGTATCAGAGGCCGATGCTCTTGGATGTAATGTACTGTATCCAGCGTATCGTAGCTTCCCTGAAACTTTTAGTAACGATCCAGAAAGACTATACATCCCGTGGTCTGTAGAAGATGCATTAGATAAACTTGAAAAGTTATTGAAGAAACCACATGCTGATATTGGCAAAATCAGTGATTACAACAATGGAACGATTGATAGAATCGTTGACATTTTACAAGGCAATGGACAGAGTATGTTGAGAATGTCCACTGACTACAGAAAACATACCCGCGAATCTAAATATTAAGGAGAAAATTATGAGCGCACATCAAGATATTGAAACACAATTGGCTGCATACAATGCAGAGAACACTAAGTTTGTAGCAGGTAATGCGGCAGCAGGTACTCGTGCCCGTAAGGCATTGGGTGAATTAGCAAAAGCAGTTAAGGCTCGCCGTAATGAAATTACAGCAGAAAAAGCCGCACGTGCTGAAGAAAAAGCTAAAGCAAAGTAATAG